AGATGCCGTAAAAAAAGTTATTCATCTTTACCCCGCCCGTGCCGGAAACAAAACAAGGGAAGAATTGGAGCAAATAACGACCGACTCGCTGACGATGAAGGCAGCCTTGGAAAGTTACGGCTTTTCTGTTTTTCTTTATAACGATGGTGCACCTACTATTTATCACTGGCAGCAGTTCCGCCTGTGCCAGTTGCTCTTTGCCGAGAAACTTCCCTTGCTTCCCAAGGTGCGTATCGATGAGAATGAATGTCAGAACCTTTGCAGTGCAATTCTTATCAGTCCGCTGAAGAAAACAAATGGAAAAATAGAGCTCGATAAATCGAGCGAAAAGAAAACCGAATTAAAACGTCGTCCAGGACTGACAACACAGCTTCCAAGTGCAATGATTTACCTTTTATATGGTCTTTATTCAGACCTTATTAAAAAGGAATTGAGCAGTTATCCGGACGATTTACCCGAAAATATTGCGATATAAGCCCCTATAAAGTCCAAAAACGAGTATAAAAAATGTCCAAAACAAGGCAATAACGAGGGCTTTTTACATAGGTAAAAATACTACTTTATTGAAAATCAATAGCTTACATTCTAAAAATAAAAAAATAAAATGTTTAAACGGCGCAAATTAGGACGCACCGCTGATTTTTGATAATGCGGTGCAACCTCTCGAAAAGATGGAAATATGACGAACACCTCCGACGAACGTCCTTTGCAACAATAGAATAATTAGATAATTTCGCAAGTGATGGAGAAACCTATCGAAATAGACGGCATCAGTGCAATGCAGTGGGCAAGGGAGATAAGCAAGCTATCGCAAGGAGACTTCACGCTCTGCTTCTTTCCTTATTCAAGGTCGCAGGGGGTGGCTGGAGACACCTTGACGGTGAAGAAGCATTGTAAGTATAGGACTCAGTTGCCACAGGATAGATTCTCGGTTGATGCAGAAAACTATTTCCTTTTTGAGGACGAAGACGGTAATCCTAAGATGTGTTATCGTATTCTTATTAGATACATGGGATTTCCAAACGATGGATATAAACTTCACAAGATAAATTGGTTATGAACGATAGAATAGAACTATACGGTAATGTTGGTAACTATATTGCAGATGGCAATGTTCTCTCTTTTCAAATTGGGGAGGGACAACAGCTATTCAACACTCCTGGTATGCTTATACCACAGGGGAACAAGCTGTATCTTCACGAACACCAGTGGCTTAGTGTCAGTGGTTATCAGGTGTGTATGCGTGGTGCAAACAACAATCTCTGCGATGAAGTAACGACAGAGATTAAGCAGAACCGTCTGTTGCCTCGCCTGTACAGCAAGGAGATAAAGATGCTGTATGGTAATGGTCCATGTGCCTATATGCAGACAGTGGAAGGTGGCAAGATGAAGCGTGAGTATACTGCACTGCCTGAATGGGACGAATGGCTGAACACTTGGCAGGAGCGAGGTATGGAGACTACTGCGCAGGAGTTTGCCAAGACGAATATAAAGAACTTCTATTACTTCGGAGACTTCTTCTGCAAGTTCCGCTTTGCACGTGGCAAGCGTTTAGGAATGATGCCTGTTGCTGGCATGGAGCCTTTAGAGAACAAACACTGCCGTCTTGCCACCACTCGGCAGGATATTGCCTACGAACAGATTAGTTACAGCGACTTCCGCCATATAGCTGTAGGGCGTTGGTCGTACGGGCTGGGTAACTATAAGATATATCCTAAGTTCGCATTGTCAGAAGTTGACAACTACCTATATGCAGCTGTATCGCACCATCGCGAGAAATCGGTAGACGAGTTCTATGGTGTGAACGAAACACACCAGGGCGCACGCCCATATATATTGGGTAGCAATAGTACGGCTACTTATATCAATTCGTTCTTGCGCAATTCGTTGGCAGCCAAGATACACATCATTATTCCCAACGCATGGGTGGTTAGCAAGCGTTCGCAACTTACGAAACTTTGTGAAGAGAACAAGTTGCGCAAATCGAAGGATAAGGACATGGTAAAATACAATGGTATAGAGATAGGCACGGAGTATCGTGAGTCGTTGCTGGTTGAATACATGCGTTTGGAACTGCGAAAGATAGGCGACTATCTCAGCGGTGCAGAGAACCAAGGCAAGGCTTACTCTTCTATTTCGTTTATGGACAGCTCTGGTAACGAGCAGCAGTGGAAGATTGAAACGATAGACCTTAAATATAAGGAATATATCGATTCGCTTATTGCCTACGATAAGCGCACGGAGGAAGCGTTGTTGTCTTCAGTAGGGCTTGATGCTTCCATTTCTGCAGTGAGCAAGGACGGCGTAATAAGCAAGTCGGGTTCTGATTCTTACTACAACTATCTCATTTATATAATGTCGCTCACACCCGAAGACGAGATTTGTGCCGAGCCTTTCAATATTGCTCTGAAGCTGAACTTCCCTCATCTTTACAAGCAGGGTTATCGTATAGGCTTCTATCGTGAGGTGCCACAGCGACAGGAAGACATATCGCCTAAGGACCGATTAAACAACCAACAAGCATGAAAATACTTCAAGAACTATTCGGCAATCTTTCCACCTTCAGCAGTTATGCTCCTGGCGTGGAAACAAATATTGATTTGCGCGATTTGCAGCCTTCAGGCGAATCGGCTCGCAAACGTGTGGAAACCATTCTGACTACTTCAGTGTTCAAGGCTATTTTCAACTTGCAGGAGGACACAGAACTTAAGGAGGCTTTGCGAACTGCTATTGCTAACTTTACGATGGCGCAGCAGCTGGTGTTCGATAGCATTGCCAGGCGCAAGAACGATGTTGATGTTTACAAGTACGAAATAGAGGCAATGCGTCGTTCGTACATGGAGAATTACTACAATGCCATCGATACGCTGATAGCATTGCTCTCTACCGACACCGAAGGCGAACCTGCACGACTATGGAAGGATACGCCTTACAACAGCACTTTGCAGAAGTGCAGGATACGTTCGGCAGATGTGTTCGACACTATTTTCCCAATAGACCTGTCGTATTTCTTCTTCTTCAGACTTGTTCCTCTGCAAAAGGAAACTTTAGACGAACAACTGGCTGTTTACTTCGATAAAATAACAGAAGAGAACGCCTCGCGTATAGAGCAGCCCTTATATCTTGCCCTTGCAAAGAAGACCATTGCCAAGTCGCTGCGTCGTTTCGATATACTGGAGTTCCCTCCTACTATACGCAACCTTTTCGACGAAAGTCATGCATCGCGTTCAGGCAAAGACGAACTCGTCGCAGCACTATCGTTAGCCGACCGACTCGACCGAGAGGCAGAGCAGCTGCTGCTTAATGTAGACACGCTGCTCTCTACCGACACCACTGCCGACGTCAGTTCTTATTCAGCGTATAACAACCCCGACGATAAAATAATTATGCTGCCATGAAAGATATAGAACTCGTATACAAAGGCGAAATACACCGCATACCCAACAGTTGGGAAGGTATGACCGAACAGCAGTTCGTTAGTCTGGTTACCGACTTACTGGCAATGGCAGCAGGAAAGCTGTCGGCAGGCGAAGTGCGCATCAACCATCTGTGCAGAATAATGAAATGGCAGAAGCGACGTTTTCGCACCGAAGAGCAAGTGGCAAACCTTATAGCTATATCCGAACAGCTCACCTTTCTTTTCCTTATCCAGTACCCCGATAACAACGAGGTGCTGGAGAATGTGAGCAAGGAAACTTACGAGCTTTGCCGTAGGGTAGACCCATTCCGCCTGAACATTCCCATTGCACGTGTGCTACGACGTTTAGAGTATCAATACGTTGTAGACCTCTGTTTCTGCGCCCAGCTCATACCCACCGTAAGCATAAATAACCGCACCTACCACGCCTACAAAATAAAAAAAGACTATGGCACACTGACATGCTCGCTCACAGCACTACAATACATCGAAGCACGCTCGCTAATAGAACAAGGCGAAAAGTCGCTGCCACTAATAGCAGCCATACTCTACTACCCCGAAAAGGAATACAGCTCCGAACACGCACACGCTCTGGCAAAAGAATTCGAAGTATTACCACTCGAAACACT